GTTTGTTTCTCACGTCTACAATCTCATATGTAGCTCCATTTTTATCATGGCCTGTTCGTTTCAATACAAGCTGAACAGCTTTGTCGTCTTCAGGTATAATGACAGTCCTTACTTCCGGTAATCCATAATCCTGTTTAGCTCCTTGTAAATAATCAAGGTTATCATATAAGACATCAAGTACGATATCTGCGCCTTCAACCATAGAAGCTTCTTCCCTGGAACTACCGGCATTACATATATACCAGCCTCGTTTGTCTTTTCTGAATACAGTCTGTATAATACTCATAGTATCAGCAAATATAGTTATTCTTTCACATATTGTTCTATATAAGAAGCGACAGAATAAAGTGTAGGATAATAATAAACATAATCATCATCATCTACGAGATACCATTCGCTCTCTCTAAGCTCTTTTACGTCATTATCAGAATAACTGATGCACATATCATCTACTATTATCTGCAAGGTTCCATGTTCAACACGAACAGCCTTAACCTGCTGTTCCATAAGACCATCACAACAATCCATATGTATAGCCCATATAACATCATTCTTGATATTAGTTTCATTATTGGTGCAAGTAAGAATAAAACCCTTATCTCCCTGATGTTCGGCTACATAATTTACAGTAGTGCGATAAAGCATCTTCATAGCTTCATCCACACAATTAATAACATCTATCGGTTTCATAATCATCTCTGCCAAAAAGGAGTATCTTCAGTATCGAAATAAATCTCATCAAGTTCTTCCTGTGTAAACATAATCAATAGTTTTCCTGAAAGTTATTTATCAATTCTTCTTCCGTAAATCCAATAACGTCATAAACGTCAAAATCAGTTTTGTCAGTAAATTCATAATAGATATTCTTGGCTGCGTATAAACAATCACAAGGTTCAAAGCCAAGTTCTTCTGCATAACGAAATATAAATTGTGCAGCAATTTCACCTGCTTGTTTTCTGGTTATTTTTTCTAATTCATTCTCCATAATCAGATATCTTCAAATGTCTCATCAAACAAATCTTCAGGACACATATATGCAGAATCACCAACATCTTCATGTTCGGGTAAGTTCTGTATGAATAGACACTCGTTAAATCTTGGATGATCCATCAGATATTGGCTCTCAGGCCATTCAACAAGGATATACTTCTTCATAATCAGAACTGAATGGTTACACTTGCTGTTTCAAAATTGAATTTTACAGTCTCACTATTACGAGCATATTTTGCCATATAATCAACAATAGCAGATATCTGCTCATAAGCCACTTTTGTTACAGACTCCGGTATCATATCTCTTGTATGTCTTGAATTTCACATATATCCGGATGATGAATTTTGATTATCTCTACCGCACGTTCTTTCGTAACTGCAGATACAACAGCCTCATCATCATCTCCGTCATTAGTATAATAAGAAATGAAAAATCTTTTCATCATTCCTTAGTTTCAAGTTGATAATCTCCCATCTCAAACTTCATTTCTGCATCTGCAAGATCCAAAGCATAAACAATGAACCAGGCTTTATCAGCCTGGCTCCATCCCATATTATAACGATTTATTCCTGCCATATCAATTCATAGAAAGACTAATAGCCAAATCATGATTGTTATTAACTCCAAAATAGTCTCTCAGCTCATTTACAACTGAAGAAGACTGAAATCCCAATAACTTCTCAATAGTAGAAGGATTACCTCCACTATACAAATCCAAAGAACATTTTGCCTGTGCTGTCATAATTGTGTTAATTTAAAAGTTTATAAAAAAAGACCATCTCAATATCCCAAGTTAATTCATTACCGTCCTTAAACTCTACATAACATAAGCCAATATCTCAAAATGTGCAGTCATCTCTATCATATCAGGATCATTCAACACAACATCCTTATACATCTGATGCATCCCGTACTGTGCCTCACTCAACTCATCAAACTCCTCAACATAATCACCTCCAGGCACCTTCTTCTCACACTCTCTCAATATATATCTCTCATTCTTTTCATTTGTATTCCCTGAGAATTATACAACAAATCAACAATTCACATAGTATATCGTTAGTATTGTTAATATACAATAGAGGATGAATGAGAATAAGATATAATATATATTATATTATATCTATTATTCTCTTCATCCTCTATTGTATATAACAATACCAATGCATTAAGTAGCTTAACTCATTGAAACAATGTAAGTTAGCTATTGATATCGCTGAGCTGTTCTCTGAGTTCAGCCAATTCTTCACGTGATTCAACGGGTATTATGCATCCGTTGAAGTTGACTAGTACGATTTTCTTATCCATCATGATTAGTATTGGGTTGAACAATAGTGATCCGACAGAGTAATCAGCTCTATCGGACCGATACCGACTGCATTGGTTCAGAGTAGACGGGCAAAGAATGGATAAGGTGCAGTCGGTTAAATCATCATTGATTTGATTGGTATTGAGTCATACCGGAAAGACAGGGAAGCTTACGCTTCCTCTGCCTGACTCGGATACTCATACTTGCTTGCCTCCGCATCCCAGCGACGCTTACCGCCATTGAGGAAATGAACCTCACCGTCCTTGCCTACGAACCTCACGTAAGTCGGGTCTTGTGCGACATAAGTCTCGCCAGTCTCCTCATCAACGTGCTGAGGGAAGAACAGGACGATGTCACTGACCTCAGTCGGCATCATCTCGATGTCCTCTGCTGTCATTCCCTTTATCGGATTGAGCCAGCAACTTACCAGCTGTCCGTTTCCGACAACAGGAGTGCCTTCTACCACAATCTTTGCGACCTGATGTCCGAAGCCGTCGTCCACTACTACCTTACGAAAAGTAATTCCGGTCAAACCACACTCGTTGGCAAGAAACTTCCTGCCGAAATACATACCAGTTTCCTGAGTATTCATACTACATAAATTTAAAAGGTGAAACAAAATGAGCGGGGTCTATCCCCCGCGTTTCATTTGGGGGTGGGGGTCGTGTGGGGTATCTCTCGCATATACCAATACGGTCTATTTTTTATATCTCTCGCATAAATAAATACTCCGCCTTATTATATTCGACATGGGGGATGGCTATCATCCAAAACAGGATCATGCCGGGGTACTTATATATAATAAGGTTGTATCAAATTCTGCAGAGTTATCCAGGAATAATATAATATAAGGAGCGTTTTTCACATTATTGAATATCAATGAGTTGTAAGTTGGCGATGTTTACTTCAGTGAACTATACGTTCACTTGAGTCATCTTAATGTTCACTTGAGTAAACATATTAGAAATTTTTAATATACAAAATGATAACTCGCTCGTTAACATTATGTAAATTTGCAGTGAACAAAAAAATAAGCTTATGGGATTTGTAAAAACAAAAGAAATTACGACCGTTGATTCTACTGGCAACGTGTCGTACCAGGTAACAGAGAAAGAGTATGTTCATCGTTCTGAAGAAGAGCCTTTTTTTCAAGTATATGTGAATTATATAGGATGGATGTACGGAATACATGGCGGAGCTCCACAAGCCGTGTTGCTTTATTTTATGGAGAATGCTGATTATAATACTGGTATTGTCCATTTTACATCGAAGAGTCGCAAGCGGTTGCTTTCTTTGACTGGTTTGTCCAGAACCGGATTATATAAAGCATTGAAACATCTTGAAAAGATGAAGGCTATAGCCCCAATAAAAGACTATGACGATGATAATGCCGGAGGAGAGTATATGATTAATCCTCAAATGTTCTGGAAGGGGGAAAAAGATTTGAGGCGTAATCTTATTGTTACGTTCAAGGCGGCCATAAATGACGACGTTGATATAGATGGATTTACTGTTGTGGATACGCCGCCTGAAGAATAAATAGTTATCTTTGTCCAACAATATGTAGTTCTTATGAAAAGTATTTCTCCTTACCAATTATGGAAGTTTATAGATGAGCCTATTATGTCCTGTACTGATGGTAGTCATAAGTATGCCGATTATCGTCTTGGAAAGCTCTTGGAATCTAATGGCATGAAACTCAAATCCGTCACTATCACCAATGATATAGAGACGTATGACAACATAGATGATTTACACTACCTACGCGCTCATGTTTCGATAGACCATAACGGAGAGGAAATCGTCATGGATCTCAAACCTCGTTATGCCGGTGATGATGACGAGTGGGCCCTTTTGATGATGGATAAACAGGTGGATGATATCGATATACGCTTCTCTTTGGGAGACAATAAATTCCAGCCTCTATGGTTTGCAGTTATAGAAGGCGACAGAAGAGTTCTACTCTCCGGAGATAGGATAGATTGGGATGTTCTCTACAGTCTTGATGCCGACTTGAGTCGAGGAACGGATGACTACATATGTCATTACTTTGTTGATAGCGAAGAAATGAACGACCTTTCAGAAGAAGCCTTTAATCCTGATTGGACTCCCCAAGAAGAAGGCTGGAGATAAACTATAATCACATCATTTATATAGCGATATTGCGTTCCGTAATTGATTAATATTGCGGAAAATAATATTGCTATGCCTACTAGTGAACTTCTTCAGAAACTGCTATCTGTGTACGGAAATGATACGCAGTCTATACGCGACGCCTTGAATGGACTTAAGGAAAATGAATTCAAGTCTGGTGGTAAGATCCACATCAAGCCTGAGAATAGAGGAAAGTTCACGGCTCTGAAGAAGCGTACTGGCCATTCTGCCACATGGTTTAAACTCCATGGCACACCGGCACAACGCAAAATGGCGACATTTGCTTTAAATGCGCGTAAATGGAAGCATGAAGACGGTGGGCCTTTGGACTTAACGTATTATGGCGGAATGCTTCCTGATGTCAATATAACAGAAACTCTTCCAAGTATATGGACTGATGAAGGTGAAGCGCTTGCAAAGAAGATGGCTGGTAATGTTGCTCAGGGCAATATGCTTCTCAGTAATGTTCCAAGAGATTATTACAACTATGTTGAGGGAGAGGTAAGGGGAGCGTATCCGATACGACAGACAGGAAAAGAAGCTGCAAAAGTCATAGGTCTCAATGCTGCCGGATTAATGGGAGGGTATGGACTTCAAGCCGTTGGCGCGTTAAGTCCAATCGTTAATGGCGCAGCAAATGGAGTTCAGAAATGGTTTGAGGCTGCTATGCCTTCTTCTGCGCCTAAGTTCTTAGCTAAAACATTTCCTAATACATTCAAGATGACTCCTACGGTTGAAACTCTCGGGAAAGCTGCGGACACCGGCATTCTCGCTTATTGGGGTAACCAAGGAGTTAATGCCGGAATTGATACTTGGAATAATGCTGAAACTCCAGTCGAGAAAGCTACTGGTGTGGCAGAGATAGGATTAGGAAGCCTTGGATATCTAGGATATGGAGCTGGAGTTCTGTCCGAACTTTCCAATGCCAGGAATAAAGCTGCGATGCTGCGTAATGCTACAGAAATGTATCGTGCAAATACTCCAGAAGTTAGATCATTCGAGCCTGAATTGCCCTTTGGTGTGCAAATTGAAGCACCACACGAGAATGTTAACAGTTCTATTGCAGATATAGTTGCTGGGAATTTTACTATACCAGAACAATATTTGACGTTGCGACAGCAGCTTGCTAGAAATATGATGGGAAGACTTGGTATTGCGAACGACGTATACGCAGATGGTCGTAGCGCAGAAGAAGTTGCTGAATTCGAAAGATGGCTTGATGATTTAGGATTTATGAGGCATTCGAATAATGCTTCTAGATATTTTGATACAGACACAGGACAATCTTTTTCTGACAGAGAAATGTGGGATCTGTTTAATAGAACACGTTTTCGCGAAAGACGAGAAAATCCGATAAGAAATGTCGAAAGAGATAATCTAATGCAGAATGTTGCGGAAATTTCTGATGACAATCTTTTGCAGCCTATTTCAAGAGTCCCACAATCTTCCGGAATACAAGAAACAGCCATACAGGATCTGATTGGTCGTTCATTCAATAGTGATTCAGAAATACTTGATGCATTATACGAGGCTTATCCTGAAGCCAGAGAAAGAATTGGTAATGTGATTAATGGAGACTATAATAAGATAAGGGAGATAATGCGAGTTCTTGGCCAAAATGGATACCCATTGCAAATGGAAGGGTATAAGATAGGCAAAAAACCTATAGAGTCTTTTACCAGACTTATAGATGAAGTTTATCCTTATTCTCTTGACAATCCTATTGCAGAAGAGCTGTTCAAATCAAAATTAGGAAAATCGTATATTGAAGATTTAAGCAAGCTGAATACAGAGGATCTGATGAAGTTATATATAAGTCGATTGAGAAATATAGAACCAACAGATACAGGTCCAGTATATTCTCGTGCAATTAGGTATGAGCAATCAGAAGAAGCTAAAGCTATAGCAAATGAATTCGGAAAAAGGATAGGATTTGATTTGAGTAAAGAACCCGAAGAATTCTATGATGAACTTGTAAAATATCTAAGGACGGAACAAAATTCTCCGTATTCGAATTATCAGTTTCCTTTTCCTGGTGACGTAAACCATATGTATTGGGTTGTAAATGACGTCTCTCCGGGAAGCTATAGAACAATATCTTCTCCAGATGAGGTCCGTAAAATAACGTCTGGAATAGTTAGTACTATGCCACCAAACACCGCACTTGCCGAGATAAATCTTTCCCCCGACTCATGGAACTGGAAGATGCTTAATACTCTTCGTAATTATGGAACAGAAAGAGGAAGGGCGACTATTCAGGTACTTCGTGATAGAAATGGAAACCCGCGCATTGGTCGCAGAAATCAGATGCAAAAGAGCAGGGTTACGAGAGAAAGCGTTATAAAGGATTTTGAGAAACAGTTTGGAAAAGATGGCGACGAGTATAAAGAGTTTGTAGATTATATAAACAACAATAATTCAACGTCGCAAAACTCAAGAAAATATAGTGATTTTATTGGCGAGCGAATTAAGGCTATGACACAGAAAGAAATAGATAAGCAAAATGGTCTTATTAAACTTGCTAGAGAGATTACTGGAGACGAGAATCTACCATATGCTACAACGCAAGAACACTATGATCCGGATTATGCTATCGATTATCTAAGAGAGAATGGTTCGTATGCTCCGGAACTCAGAAGCTTCGATTTTTATTCTATTATGCATAAAGCCGGAGGCCCTATAGGTAAGGTCATAAACGACAATAAGGCAGATGTTCTAATCGATGCTATAAGACGTGTAAAATCTAACCTAAGACATTGAAAGTGAAGTTGTCAACAAATTAGTATCTTTTTGTAAATACTCTTGTATATTTGCAGAAAACAAAACATTTAAACTGCAATTATGTTAACAAGAGCTTTCAACCACATGCGGGAGCTTGAAGCTTTCGTAAATGAGAACAAAATCAAGAAGGAAGATATAGTTAATGTCTTCCAAAATCAGGATGGACTATACGAACTGATATGCTATGTCAGGTAAACGAGAGCCCACGCAGGAAGAATTAAGCGAAGAAGTATGTTACTGTCGTAACTGTCATTCGCTGTGTATCCTGTGCAATTCGGCTCTCGCTTCTGATGATTGGGATGGTTCTTATTGTGGTAAATGTAATTCCACAGATATAGGAACAATCACAATTGGGAAATGGCTTGAAGAAGAAGAGCGTAGAGCCGAAGCAAAGAGGATGAGAGAATGGAGCAAATAAAAAGGATTGAAGGGACTATCTATTATGGGAATATCCAATGTGTCGACGCAGACGAAGCTTACCGTAGATTTCGTAACGACTATCACAAGCTCATTGGCAAGGCTGTTTATCTCAGACTTGACAAGCTCGGACGGAGAACTGAAAGAGTTCACGGTTTCGGTATCTCAAGAATATCCAACAATCTTTATACAGACTTCGAATATAAGAAACGCGCAAGATGCTGGCTTCTCGGATTGGTCTGTCAGTCGTACTGGTGGGCCATCGAAGTTCCAGAGATGGATGATGACTTATTCGATGAATGGATTGAATATGCGCTAACAAAAGGGACTAAGGCTTTTCAGTTTATGGGATTACGCAAGAAATCAAAAGGACATAAATCAAAACAATAGAAACAATAGCTATGGAAGAGAAAGAAAAGAAACAGGAGAACAAACAACTAACCTACGATGAGTTGAAACAGGCTGCAGGCAATCTCGATCAGAGATATCAGAAACTTTTGGCAGAATATCAGAAAGCCGTACAGCTTCTTAACAACAGGGACTTCGATTATATGTCGTTCTTCCTTCAGATGCTGTTTAAGGTTATGGATCACGCTGAGCTTTATACCGACGAGTTCACTAAATGGACTTCCGGCAACATTCAGAACATCCTTACAAGCTTTGCCGCCAATCTGCAGAAGAGTGGAGAACAGGAGGTGAAGAAGGAACAAAAAGCTGAGGCATGAGACCGAACAACTTCTTTTATGTGAAATGCGCCAATGACGGAAAGTTTTTCCGTTCTTGGATTGAATTCCTCACACCTTATCATCATATGACAGAGAGGGAGAAGGATGTTGCCGCAAGGATACTGCATCAGTATTTCAAGTTCGCGGAGAATGTCGAAGATCCCGATGTCCGCAAGGATTTGCTGTGGTCGAGGAGTTCAAGAAAGGATATGATGGCGTCACTTGGTATGAACCAGCCCAATTTCCAGATGACTCTGCTGAAGCTTAGGAATGCCGGATTTCTTATCGACAGGGAAATTCAGCCTAAGTATATTCCGCACGTAGTCTTTCAGGACAATAAGCTTCTTCTGCAGGTGATGTTTGACTGGACTTCCGAAGAACATACGGCTAACAATGAGGAACAGAATTGAAGAGGAGGCATATAAGACTATAGCCGGGAACTGTGCTTTGGATGTTGAGTCTGTTCGAACTATAGTTGCCTCTTTCTTCTCTGTCATCTCAAGTGAAGCAAAAGCTCTTCCTTTCAATAATGACAGGAAGATATTCACGCGGAAGAAATTTGATGAATACGTCTCTGTAATCAATATACCTTTTATAGGCAGAATTGGGCCTTCATATACGAGGTATCTAAAATGGAGATTCAATGCATCTAAGGATATTGAACAGAAGAACCGTAATGAATATAGTTCGAGAATTTCTCTGGAAGAGATAGAGAGAGCTGCAAAGATGATACTTGCCGGAGAGAAGGTAGAACTGAAGAAAAAGAAAAGAACTGATTTGTATAAACGCGTATGGCTTGTCTCGGAGAACGGGAAACGTCAGGCAAGACAGGTTATACCAAAATAAAGAGAATATGGCATTTAAGATAAAGAAAGTAAGACCGTTGTTTACCGGAGTAGTAACAACAGCCAAGCGTTATGTTGGAGAACTAAAGACCGCCAGTGGGCTTCTTATTGATACGACTCGTATGGAGGGAGGACTCAATCCGTATCAGACCGTTATATCAGTAGGCCAGATGTGTCATGATGTAAAAGAAGGCGATGTTGTTAAGATCAACTTCAAGCGTTACGCTAAAGCTAAGCATGTTCCGGGAGCTATAGATGATTCCAACAACATACAGGCTGATGACTTCACGGTAACATATGAGATACCTATGATTAATCTTGATGGACAGGAGTGCTTGTTCATTCAGACCAATGATATCGAATATGTTGTCGATGATTACGAAGTTGATGAAGGTGGACTTTTACAGTAACTAAAACTATACTATTATGGCAGAGAAACTTTCAGCAGAACAGAAGCGTTGGAGGACAGAATCCGATGCTGAGTGCATGGCTCGTTATGAGGAAATCATGCAAGACTCATCTCGCAGACGTGCGGCAGTAAATTATGCTAAACAGCGTGCTGCAGAATTAACCAAGAGCGCCAATACTATGAACCGTGTAGCCAATGGCGGCACTCGTATGTCTAAGCCCACAACAAAGAAAAAGTGATGGCGGAACAATGCAAGTTTAGAGTACATCAGTTTGATCCTGTTATTTATCCAAGAAAGATCTGGATAATAAAAGGTAAACAATGCAAGAATGTTATAAATGAACATTTTTGCGATATTTATGGAAATAAATTAATCGTTGATGGCACTAATGGCGTTTATGCTTGCGTATGGGGTATAGTACGAAACAAAGATATAGACAGGCTCGGTGTGCTTATATGGCTCATCTCAGATGTTCGTGTTGAGTCTTGTGCTCACGAGGCTATTCATGCTGCAAATAAGATATTTTCAGATTGCGATATTGATTATGCACGAGAGCACGATGAACACTTTGCATATTTTGTTGGGAAAATAGCTGATTGGATATATCAAGTCTGGACCGGAAAATTTAAGGACCAATATGATTGTTATAGTCATTCTTGAATTTTTGCTTTTTATGTCTTGCGGATGTGTAATCTCATTCGTAGCCGGTAGAGCGCGTGGCTTTGAAGAATGCTGGAAACAATACTGCAAACAATACTGGGATAGAAAAGAACAAAAACTATGAAACTTGCTTCTCATAATACATTCTCATATCTTCCAGTAAGGCAATGGTATTTAAGGCCTTTTGCTTTTATGGCTAGATGTCAGAGAAAGAATGTGGCTAAACAAGAAGGATTGGGTGTAAGATTATTCGATATCAGGCTTAGGTTTGATAAGCTCAAAAATCCTATAATCTGCCATGGTCTTATCGAGTACAAGCATCATGTGGATTTTGTTTGGGAGTGGATACATATACTCAATGTCAAAGGCAATTATATGAGGATCGTTCTTGAAACAAAGAAGCCTGATGCTTTTCAGGAAGAATGTTTCAGAGAATTCTGCCAAGCCATTGAAAAGATATATACCAATATCAAATTCTTTGGTGGCAATAATAGAACCGATTGGGATTGCTATAATCCTATCTATAAGTTCAAAAACAAACTTGAGGACATAGACCACAAGTATTCCAGCACAACATCCCTGTTTCCTGATAAATTTAAGTGGCTTATACGCATAGATGATTTATGTCCTAAGCTTTATGCCCTTCTTCATAATAAGAAGAATGTAAAGGAAGGAACTACGCATAAATGGCTAATGATTGATTTTGTAGATATACAATGAAGGCCTTGAATCAATACGTAAAATCACATTTGTAGTTGTGTGCTTTCGATGGCCAATATAGGTTTAGACTTCCAGAAGAGGGCGCATTGAAATACTTGTATGATAGGATTGATTTGGCAAAAATAGCGTTTTCGTTTATTCATACACTGATGAAACTATATGAAGCTGATAGAATTTGATGGCATGGAATTCAAGGTTGCTGATGAAGCATTCTTGATACGACAGATACGAGAACTCTTTGAGAAAGATAAATCAAAGAAGAAAGAAGAGTTTTGGAAACAGATTTCTTATCTGTGGTTTATGTGTGATCCTCGTAGCACGTATCTTTATATCACCGATGAAAACGAACGCGCCAATGAGATAAAGACTCAAGAAGGATTTGATAAGGACTGGAGTCCTTCGGCTGAACTCAAGGAGGCTATGTTGATTTATAAGAAGCATACTATAACAACATCGGCTTTGCTTCTTGAAGGAATGAGGAAGGGCATCGATAAGCTGAGTAAGTTTTTAGGCGACACAGAATTCTCCGAGAAAACTGTTGCTTCTATGACGAGTGCATTAAAGCAGATACCGGAATTATCGAAGGCTCTTGTAGAAGCCGAGAAGTCGTTAGCTAAAGATTTTGAAACAGATGACAAAGCGAGAGGAAATGCGCAGAAGGCTGTTGGAGAGGATCTTTAACCCGGTTCTTTCTGAAGATGAATTGTTAAGCATAGAGTCTTTTGCCAAGAAAAGATACATCGAATATTGGAAGAAATATGGAAGAAACAATTATAATTCCTACAAACGAATTTCAAACCAAAATCACTAAAGAGCTTTTGGACCAATATCCAGATGAAGTACAAGAACAATTTTTGGACTTCATCGATACTGTTCCTATGCTCAAATGGATGATATCGGAAAATAGACCACGAGCTAAGGATTTGCCACGAGATGAAAAAGGAAGAATAATTGTTGATGCAACGCATCCTCACATATTGGAGGATATGGATTATTTTCGCCCAGCAGCTAAATTTTTCCAAGATAATGGCTGTTATACTTTTCTCAAGCCCAATCCAAATCCAAACAGTGAATATGGAAAATGGTTTTTTGAGGAGGTTAATAGATGCAGGGATGGATATGTGCGTGAATCTGATGGAGAATGGATACCTGGAAGACTGTATTTCTTTTTGAACTATAGCCCTATAATGCTTAACAGAAAGTCGGAAACATCCGGAGTATATTTAAGGGTTGAAGATTTTCCTGATTTCTGGGAGGGTATTTATTATAGATATCATTACAGGGAACAGGCAAGGCTAATAGGAAAGCACTGCATGGAACTTGCTCGTAGAGGATGTTCAAAATCTTTCACTCTTGCAAGCGATATGAACCATAATCTTCTTTTGGGAGAAAACAGCGAAAACACAAGACGCGTAACAACCATTCTTACGGCATATCTTAAGGAATATCTTTCATCAAAAGACGGAACGTTGTCAAAGTTTACACCAATGATTGATTTCTGTGCGGAACACACAGAGTTTCCTCGTCTCATGGTTAAACGCTCTACATCTGAAATGATATGGCAAATGGGTTACAAAAATGCCAATGGAAACATAAAGGGCTCTCTCAATTCAGTAATGGCTGTATCAATTAAAGACGATGAGGGGAAGGTGAGAGGTAAACGAGGATTTGTGCTATTCGAAGAAATGGGAAGCTACAAAGGCTTCAAAGAAGTTTGGGATAACGTCCGAGATTCAGTTAAAGAAGGAAGTCATGTGTTCGCCCAATTGATTGCCGTAGGTACGGCGGGCGATAGCGAGTCGGATTTCTCAGGTATTAAAACGATGCTCTATAATCCCGACGCATATGAGATATATGCTCTTGATAATGTATATGACCAAAAAGGAAAGGGAACGAGCAAATTCGCTTATTTTTTCCCGTCATATATATCACGAGCAGGATGCATGGACAAAGACGGCAACTCGGATGTAGTAGCCGCACTTCTTGAAATCCTAATGGAACGTTGGACCGTAAAACAAGGAGGTGATGCCGGTTCATTGTTGTCACGTATAGCGCAGATGCCTATAACTCCAGCGGAAGCAATACTTAAGGTTAAGTCTAACTTCTTCCCGGTGGTTATGCTTAATGAACGCATAAGGCAACTGGATACAGATCCAAGAGCTTATGATGATGTTTATGTAGGAACGCTTATAGATTCAGGCGGAGAAGTTGTTTTTAGGCCAACAGACGATGTTCCTATAAGAAAATGGCCAGTAGACAATACCGAACAGGGTGCTCTTGAGATATTTACCATGCCACCAAAGGGAAATATTCCTTCAAACAGATATATCATTGGACATGACCCTGTAGATAACGACCAGGCAGAGTCTTCTTCGCTATCTTCTACGTTTGTCTTTGATATGTTTACTGATGAGATAGTTGCTGAATACACAGGAAGAAGACCATTTGCAGAAGATAACTATGAGATGGTTTATCTGTTGGCTAAGTTCTACAATGCATCTGTAATGTACGAAGCAAATAGGAAAGGTATCTACCAATACTTCGCTAAGAAACACGCAACATGGATGCTGGCTGATTGTCCTGAATATCTACGCGACAGACAATTGGTTAAGTATTCTATGTTTGGCTCGGCTCAGAAAGGAATTTCCGTGAATGCTCCAATAATAGGTTACGCTAATGATCTTATACGCGACTGGCTTAATAAGACTTATCAGTGTGAGACGAAGGATGAGAAAGGAGAGGTACATATACAACAAGTTCCGCAGCTTTATAAGATACGAAACAGAGCATTACTGCAGGAGCTTGTGTCGTATAGTCCTGAAGTCAATGTTGACCGCGTGAGAGCTCTATCTCAGGTTATGTTATACAGAGAACACTTCATTATTCTTTATGGCGGATCACCCGAAGACTCAAACAATAAAGATGATGATGTGGCAGATGACGAGTGGTTCAACATAGACTGGAAGCGTCATCAGGACAAATTCCTAAATAGAAACAACACGTTTTAGAACTGTAACAGAGCCATTTACAACCGTTTTATAGGGCGCTATTTAATTTAGATTTGTCTTGTATAAACGGTTATTTTATGGAATATACTACTACATTTCCGAGTCAGGTTTTATCTTCCAAATCAAAAGGAGACAAATGGAGAAAATCCTGCGTAGAGTGGGGATCAAACCATAGTTACTTCAACTCATCATCCGTGCGTGAAAGTGTCGTAAGGATGAAAATCAATTACGATCTCGTAAACGGAATAATACATATGGAAGACATCGCTGCGGTTCTCAATCCGGGAAACGTAGTTTCGGCTTTTATTCCCGACAAAATACAGCACTTCTCTATAATCAACTCAAAGCTTAATACTCTTCGCGGAGAAGAGAGTTCTCGTGCATTTGAATGGCATGCCATAGTAACCAATCCGAATGCAGTGTCAAAGATTGAGGAGGAGAAGAAAAACCAGGTGTTCGCTTCTATGCAGAATATAGTCGAGAATACCGACATAGATGATGCGGAAGCAGACAAACAGGCACAGGAAACTGAAGAGTATTACAGATACAACTGGCAGGATCTGCATGAGATACAGGCCAATGAGCTCATAAAGCACTACTCTAAAGAACAAGGCTTCAGCCGTACATTCAATGACGGATTCCTTGATGCAATGATATCGGCAATGGAAGTCTATCAGTGCGGTATCGTAGGCGGAGAGCCGTTCCTTGCTAAGCTCAATCCGATGAAGCTTCGTATTTATCGTAGCGGTAGATCCAATAGGATAGAGGATGCGGATGTTATTGTTTATGAAGATTACTGGTCTCCAGGCAGGATAATTGATACTTATTATGATGAGTTGTCTGCCAAAGACGTAAAACGCATATCTGATGAGATACCTGATTATGGAAGCGGAAGCAATGTAGGTGTATATGGCAATTACAATGACGCAAACGAATTCCTTCCCAACGTCTCCATAATCGGAGAAGATGGAGTGATGATAGACAATAACTCCGGATTGGGTGCGGTCTTCGATGCTCTTCCCGACGCGATAGGAGGTCTTGGTTCATCGCTTCTTCCTTATGATATAGCTGGCAACATCAGAGTCATAAAAGTGTGGTGGAAGTCCAAACGCAAAGTTTATAAGGTTGAGTCTTACAATGAGATAACCGGCGAGAAAGAATATGACTTCTATCCTGAGACATATCTTCCTGATGAGTCGGCTGGAGAGAAAGCAACGGCACTGTGGATAAATGAAGCGTGGGAAGGAACAAAGATCGGTGATGATATCTACGTAGGAATAAGACCTTGTCTTGTTCAGCACAATTCAATGTCCAATCCTTCACGTTGTCATTTTGGTATAGTTGGTACAATATATAATATCAACGAGTCTTCGCCATATTCTCTGGTGGATATGATGAGGCCTTACAACTATCTCTATGATGCTGTTCACGCAAAGCTTGTTGATTTGCTTGCATCCAACTGGGGTAAGCTTCTTGAACTTGACTTGGCGCTTAAACCTAAGAATTGGGAAGTTGACAAGTGGATGTATTTTGCTCGTGCAAACAAGATACTTATCAAAGACTCTTTCAATGAAGGAAACAAGGGAGCTGCAACCGGAAAGCTTGCAGGCGGTCTTAATAACGCATCTAAGGGTGTAGTTGATGCAGATTGGGGACAGTCCATTCAGAATTATATCAATCTCCTTCAGTGGATCAAGGACTCTATGTCTGATCTTGTTGGTATTAACCGCCAGAGAGAGGGTAACACATACAACAGAGAAACAGTAGGAGGTATTGAGCGTGCGGTGCTTCAGTCGTCATATA